AGTTGTAGGGTGAACGTGGTCTGACCTAGCAGGAACAGTTGCAGTACCTGCTGAGGCTGAAGCGGCCAAAGCCGTACCTGTAGTAGCCGTTAATAGTGAACCAGCAAGGCCAGATGCGGAGATTGTTGATGTGGTAGATAACGCTCCTGCACCAGTTAAAGTTGCAGATAAAGTAGTTCCGCCATACCATTTAAATGAATGAGATGCTGAAGTAGGTACAGATACCCAATGTGTAAATCCCTCAACACCAATTGCATGGTCAACTGAAGCAGCAGCAACTGCTGGATATAAAACAATTTTAGTTCCTGCTGAACGAGTAGTAAATGCGGGTGGTGCGCTACCATTTGTGTTAAAATCAATTCTATTACCAGTAGTGCCATTAAGGTAAATTTGACCACCAGCATCTGCTGTGTTATTAGCAAGCGTTGATTGAACTTGACCAGTAAAAGTAGCACCAGCAGTTGCAGCCCTTGAAGTATCTGTTGGGTGTACGTGATCTCCTCGTGCTGCAGTAGTTCCTGTTCCAACTGCTGCAGTCCCGTCTACTAAAGGTGTTGTTGAACTCAAACCTGTAATACTGTTAAAAGAAGTACCTGTTGCTACACCTAATCCTGTATTTGCGTGAACGTGGTCTGCTCTAGCAACTGTAACTCCCGTCCCAACTGCTGCAGTTCCAAGGGCTGCTGGAGTTGTTGAACTGAGTCCAGTAATAGAGTTAAATGAAGTTCCAGTAGCAACACCAAGAACGGGAGTTACTAAAGTAGGACTTGTTAAAGTTTTATTAGTTAAAGTAGATGTAGAACTTTCAGTGACAACGTTTGAACTATTAACGGTGGCAGTTGCACCTTCTACTACTAGTCCATTTTTGACTATAAAATCTTTATTAGTTGTTGCCACCGAAGTTCCCTATCCCCTCGGGTATATCAAGATTATGCTTCGATCAGCGTCTTGTATACCTTTACATCAGTACTTGCTGCTGCAGCAGTTACTTGAAGAAGAACGTCTCCAGCACTGTAAATAGCATTAGTAGTTCCTAGTTGAGCATTGCTTATTACATCTGCATATTCTGTTAAATAAACATTGTTTGATCCATCAACTGTAACAAGTAGTTCAATTACCTCAATATCAGTACCTTTTTTCATTTGTACAATATATTTAGCAGATGAATAAGTAGTTGCTGACCATGTATCAATTGTAGTTGCTGAAGTTCCAGCAGTTGCTAGGGCAGAACCAACAAGGACATCTGCAAAAGTAACGCTTGTTGCTGCTGCTACACCAAGAGTTGGTGTAACAAAAGTTGGGCTAGTAGTAAATGCTACTGTTGAACTTCCTGATTCATCAGTTAATGCTGATGCAAGGTTTGCAGAAGAAGGAGTGGCTAAGAATGTTGCTACTCCAGTTCCAAGACCAGATACACCAGTTGAGATTGGAAGACCAGTTACATTTGTCATAACACCTGATGCTGGAGTTCCAAGAGCAGGAGTTACAAGAGTTGGACTAGTAGCAAATACTAATGCGCCAGTTCCAGTTTCATCTGTAATTGCTGAAATTAAGTTAGAACTAGATGGTGTTGCAAGGAATGTTGCTACACCAGTTCCAAGACCAGAAACATCGTTTCCAATTCTTACTGTAAGTGTATTACTTGCACCATTAATTGTCTTGTTTGTTAGAGTCTGTGTTGCTGCTGTCTCTAAGGTACCGTTTAGATAAAAAGCCTTACCAGAAGCAAGGTTAATATGATCAGAGAATGTCCATGCATCGGTTGCATCTACCCAGTTAATAGTCTTATCTGTAGCACCCTTAAGAGTAATACCACCACCATCAGCACCTGCATCTGTTGGGGTTGCTACTGAACCAAGTGTAATGTTCTTATCATCAACTGTGATTTCTGTTGAGTTAATTGTAGTTGTTGTACCATTAACTGTTAAGTCCCCTGAAAGAGTCAAAGATGTACCAGTAGCAGCACCAATATCTGGTGTTACAAGTGTTGGGGTATTAGCAAAAACAAGTGCTCCAGAACCAGTCTCATCTGATAGTACTCCAGCAAGTTCTGCTGAAGAGGTTGCTGCAAAAGCACTTAACTTGTTATTTGTAAGAGCAACAGTACCTGTAGCATCTGGGAAAGTAATAGTACGATCTGCTGTTGGATCTGTTACTGTAAGTGTTGTCTCAGATCCATCTGCAGTTGCACCTTCAAGAACAATTGAACCATCTGAAAGATAAAGTCCTGAAACTGTTGGGCTTGTAAGTGTCTTATTTGTAAGAGTTTGTGTTGCACTATTTGTAGTAACTTCAACACCTTCAATAGTTACAACACCAGCACCAGATCTAGCAATAGTTGTATCTGATGCATGACCTAATTGAATACTTCCAAGGCCTAGTGCTGTAGTTGTTGATGAAGTAATTCCGCTAACTGGTAATCCAGTAGCATTGGTAAGTGTTCCAGAGGCTGGTGTTCCAAGTGCTGGAGAAGTAAAAGTTGGAGATGTAAGAGTTTTGTTTGTAAGAGTTTCTGTACCTGTAAGTGAAACAAAATCATCACCTGATAATGCTGTATTAAATTCAGCAAGTGTTCCTGAAACTGTGTTTGTTGTTAATGAAATAGATTTGTTTGTAAGTGTGTCAGTTGTATCTTTAAGAACTACAGTTCCTGTTGCATCTGGGAATGTAATTGTACGATCTGCTGTTGGATCTGTTACTGTAAGTGTTGTTTCAAAAGCGTCTGCAGTTGCACCTTCAAATATAATTGAAGTTTCAAATGAACCAGCAACTGGTGCTGGCGACCATTTTACTCCTGCTGCTTCTCCTGAATCTGCTGTAAGAACATATGTATTTGTTCCTACTGCTAATCTGACAACTGTGTTATCTGCGCTACCTACAAGCAAATCACCTTTTGCATCTACTTTGGCTTCTGTAAGAATATTTGAGTCATTAACAGTAGCAGTACTGCCTTCAACTACTAAGCCATGCTTAATCCGAAAATCTTTATTCACTGTTGCCATAGTCTTTTCTCCTTTTATGCTAGGCTTTTAAGCCAGTCCTATAAAATCTGACAGTTATAGGACTGATTTGTGGTGTAACTCTCATACTGATTATACCAGAGTTTAGTGATGCTGTTATGATACCTATTTCTGACTCACTATTGGATACCGTTCCAAATTCTGTGATATTGGTATCCGTTCCATCAAAAACTACGACTAACTCTGTGCTTTTAAACTTTTCAGTTGAGGTTTTTGACATTTGAATCAAATATTTAACTGTTCTAAACACCGATGTATCAATTGTGTCAAATGTGGTTATATTTTCTATGCCATTAATAGTAGATGAGTTATTTCCATCCGCACCTAAAGAATCTGCACTGAATGCCGTTGTATCAATTAAGTCTTCATAGTCTTGTTGAGATGGCCTATCCCCTGTCTGAAAAAGTGCTTTTAGGGTATTTATTGATATAATGGCCATATCGTTGATTATATCATAACATTAAAGTATATAGTTAGATAAACCAATTAATTGTATTCCAATTCCTGGGGGATTTGAAGGACTATATCCCTGAATACCAATATTAGTTATACTTACCATAAATGGCAATATTGATGTTGCCGTAATTGTTGCTGGATAGTCTGCAGTTGTTAAAGTTTCAACAGATCCTAGTGATATGTTTTGAACTGTTGGCAATATTGCAATTGTTGCCGCTGTAATTATTAAACCAATATTTGAAATTAATGAAGAGTGCGTGGGTATTGCTGCTGCTGTTATTGTTGGTTTTATGTCAGATACAGTTTGGCTTCTGCCAATATCAGTTATATTGGTTGTTGCCATAATTAACTTACTTCGTCTTGTTCTGTAACTTCACCAATCATAATCATCTCGCCCTGACAAACCGTCCAAACACGAGAAAGAACATCATCTCTTAATTGAATATCAAAGACATCACCTGTTCTTAAAACTTTAGACTGTGAAGGGGATAGCGTAACTGTAAACTCTCCAGGACCATCAAATTCTGTTTGGTCTGGGTAAATTGTAAAAAGTATATCGTCTCCAACGTTGTCAGAGTATCGTCTAAACTCTCCCTTAATGTCCCAACCAGTTATATCTCCAGTAGAGGTTGTATCATAGTCTAACTCCTCTCCTTCATCATCTTCAACATAAATTCTAAAAGAAGCACTATCGCCAACAACACAGGTCCAGTTAACAAGTGGAGGTATATTTCCAATACTGTATGTTGCAGGAGCAGTTGGTTGAGGATCTAATGAAGTCTCATTGGGGTTTCTATATGTAGCCATTGTTAAATTATACCATTAAGTAAGTTCATTTTTCAATACCCTCCCAAAGTTGTCTTGCCATCATATCTCCTTAGTATAATTATTATTCTGTTTTATCTATGGCATCATCTATATCCCGCGCAAGCGGTACTAACTCAGTTAAGAGTGTGTCCACTACTGTTGTTCGGCTGCTATTTGTTCAAGGCGCATTGTAGCCCAATTCAGGGCTGCTTCTTCATACTCTTCAGGTGACAGTTGATATTCCTCACCGTTTATTGTTGCAGTCATTACTGGATGCTCTGCCTTGCATTGGGCAATTAGTTCTTCAAGTGTCATTATGCCGCCTCATAGTTAAAGTTGAATTGGAAAGCATCGTTTGTAGTCCAAGTCATCGGAGTAGTTGAGTTTGAATATGCTGAAGTTACATAAGTTCCAGCAGAGTTTTGAGCCTTCAAGCCCACCTGTGTTGTTGAGTTAAAGAACGCACTTCCCAAAAAGATGGTGGACGGCGATGCATCATAGATGCCAGCCGCGTAATTGCCAATGTTAGATGTATTGGCTCCTGTTACGGGCAGAGATGCGTAAATGATTCCTGTTACTGAAGAAGTCGAACCAAGAGTAACTATAATGTTCACAAATACAACTTTACCAATTTGTGCATAACGCGAAGTTACGCTGCCATTTCCAACGGTAAAGTTTGTCCAAGTTGGAGTGTAGTTTGCCCAAGCAGTACCTGTTTGAATATTAACACCTTCAATAGACACAACACCAGCAGAAACTCTAGCAATAGTTGTATCAGTAGCATGACCTAATTCAATACTACCTACTCCAATTGCTGCAGAAGTTGATGCAGTAATACCGCTTACTGGTAATCCTGTAGCATTTGTAAGTGTTCCAGAGGCTGGAGTTCCAAGTGCACCACCTGATACAAGTATATTGTTTCCTTCAATAGACACAACACCAGCAGAAACTCTAGCAATAGTGGTGTCAGTTGCGTGACCTAACTCAACACTTCCAACACCAAGGGCTGTCGTAGTTGAAGCAGTTAAGCCAGCAATAGGTAAGCCAGTTGCACTAGTTAATGTACCACTAGATGGTGTACCAAGTGCCCCACCGTTAACTACGGGAGCACCCGCAGTACCAACGTTAACGCCCAAGGCTGTAGCAACACCAGTACCTAGTCCTGAAATGCCAGTTGAGATTGGAATATCAGCATTTAAAACATTTTCTATACGTTCTGCTAATGACTGAATATCTTCATGTACATTTACAGGGTCAGTTAAAACGGGATAAGGAAAATTATAAGTTGTAGTTACACCAGTAGCCATAATACTTATTATTATACCACTTTCCCACGTAGAAATTAAAAGTTTACTAAAATGTTACCTAAAGTTTGACTTTGATGGCAAATTCATGTTATAATTAATATATGCTACCAACAGGTAGCAATTTTACTCTCTAGGAGGTTATTATTATGAGAAGAGATAAAAAGGCTTGGATTGGAATCCTAGCAATGGTTGGAGTTGTAGCACCATTTAGCAACTTTGCCAATGCATCAACTACTGAAAACAATTTACTAATTAAACAGGCTGAAAACCCTGATGCCACCCACAAGGTGGCTTTTGTTGTTTCTAAAGCAAAAATGTTAGAACGTTATGAAAATGAAACAAACCTTACGGATATTGAATTAAAGAAGTTGCTTTCTTTGGTGGGATTTAAAGGCAACGACTTAGTAGTAGCCTGGGCTATTGCTAAGAAAGAATCTAATGGTCGTCCCTTAGCATTTAATGGAAACCATAAGACTGGGGACTCCTCATATGGAATGTTCCAAATTAATATGATTGATACATTGGGTCCAGATCGTAGAGATAAATTTGATCTTGATTCTAACGCTGAACTATTTAATCCCGTCAAAAATGCGGAGATTGCATACTATATGTCTAATGGTGGGGACGACTGGTCTTCTTGGAAGGGCATTACTCCAAAGACAAAAGAATGGATGAAAAAGTTTCCTAAATAACATTTTGTTATAAAAAAAATACCCTTACCTTTATGGTAGGGGTTATTTTTTATGGTTTTAAGGTTTAAACTTTTGATATTTTATCTATATGATCATTTATATTATGCTCAAACGGGACTAAATTAATTAAAAGTGTGTCTACTATTGATTTATATTAATAAAATTGAATGTTACCTGTACCTGCAGTAAATGTTGTTACTTTAATATTCCCAGGAATCATTGGTAGGGAAGTTGAACTAGTTAACCCATCTCCTATAGAAATTTTAAAATCATCTGAGTATCTAAGAATAACAACACCAGAACCACCATCGCCACCTGAACTAGAAGTAGAACCGCCACCACCGCCGCCAGTATTAGCAGTTCCAGCCGTACCAGCACCAAAACTACCACCAGCACCACCACCACCAGTGCCGCCAGTACCACCAGTAAAGTTAGAAGCAGCACCACCACCACCTGCACGTGTTATGGAAGTACCAGTGATTGAGGAGGCTAGACCGTTACCACCGTTTTTACTACCATCTACTCCTGCAGCACCAGCACCGCCACCACCGCCAGGAACTAGATAAGTGTTTCCACCGCCTACATTTCCTTGGCCAGAAGTTCCAGAACCAGGAGTTTGATTGGAACCACCACCGCCACCAGAACCACCGTTAACACCAGCAAGAGAATTACCTCCACCGCCACCGCCACCAACTGTAGATATAGTGTCAAATATAGAAGATTGGCCATTATTGCCAACACTGCCACTAGAGTTACCAGTACCACCAGCGCCAACTGTAACTGTATAGTTATTACCAGTTGTAATTGAATAACCTGTTGCTGTTAAATAACCACCACCACCACCACCACCACCAGTAGTACCGCCACCTTCACCACCACCTGCAATGACAAGGTATTCAAGTGTTGTTATTGTACGTGCACCTTTACTTGCTATGATTCCAAATATTGGCATTAGACAATATCTCCAAACACATACCATGTATCTGTATTTGTTTTTAACAACGTAGCCGTTGAATATGCAGTACGCATTTTAGGAGATGCAGCAGTTGCGCCATTGCTAAGTATACCTGTAGTACCAGGAGTTGTTGCTGTAACAGTTAACTGCCCTGTACCAGTTTGCATAATATGAATCTGTGTACCAATAGCAAATGCTACAGAAGCGTTAGTTGGAATGTTAATAGTTCCAGCAGTTGTACTGTTAGAAGCAAGAAGAAACTTACCAGCATCTCCTACTACCAAAGTATAAACGTTAGTAGTAAATGTAGGAGCAGCGGTAGCCTGTGTTATTACAGGAGTAACTAAAGTTTTATTGCTAAGGCTGTTTGCTGCAGAAATAGTATCTACAGTAACGCCTTCAACAGATATAACACCAGCAGAAACCCTAGCAATGGTTGTATCAGTAGCATGTCCAAGTTCAATGCTTCCAACACCAAGGGCTGTAGCAGTTGAAGCAACTAAACCAGCAATAGGTAAACCAGTAGCATTGGTAAGCGTTCCACCAGATGGTGTGCCAAGTGTACCACCTGATACAAGTATATTGTTTCCTTCAATAGATACAACACCAGCAGAAACTCTAGCAATAGTTGTATCAGTAGCATGTCCTAATTCAATACTGCCTACACCAAGTGCTGTTACGGTTGAAGCAACTAAACCAGCAATGGGAAGACCACTAGCATTAGTTAATGTACCGCTTGATGGTGTACCTAACGCTCCGCCATTTATTACTGGAGCACCTGCAGTGCCTGTATTAACGGCAAGTGCTGTGGCAATACCAGTACCTAAACCAGTAATAGAACCAATTGCAAGAGAACTGGTGCTATCATAATCCCAGTCAGCAGCGGTAGTTAATGTAGTACCAATACACGTAAATATTAATGATGCGTTTGAAGCAACCGTAGAAATAGTATTTAAACCAGAAGACTGTACAGTTACAGTACCAGTTGAATTATTAACAATACGATAACTCATACCCGTAACAAGTGTACTTGTAACTGGAAGAACTATTGTTTGTGTAGTGGTACCAGTAAAAAATTGTTGATTGGCAGAGGCAGATGTTAAAGTTGTTGTACCAGCAGCAGTTGCTGTAGTTGCATATCCTAGTTTTAAGTTGTTAATTACTGGAAGAGTAATTGTAGGACCTGTTCCAAGAACAATTCCGCCTGAGCCAGTAACGGCTACGCCAAGTGCAGTAACTACACCAGTACCAGCAGAAGCAAGGTTTCCAACAGTGTAACCAGTAGTGTTAGTTAGAGTACCTGATGTTGGTGTTCCCAAGACAGCACCATTAGGGATAGTTACTGTTCCAGTAAATGTAGGACTAGCCAGTGGTGCCCTAGATGTATCGCTTGGGTGAACGTGGTCTGCTTTAGCAACTGTTGTTAGAGAACCAATTGCAGCAGTTCCATCCATAACAGGTGTTGTTGAACTTAATGCAGTAATGCTATTAAATGAAGTTCCTGTTGCAACACCAAGAGAAGGTCCTATCAAAACAGGATTAGTATCAACGACAAACTTAGTACCAGTACCAGTCTGAGATGCAATAGATGTGGCTGCACCAACAGATGTAATTGGACCAGTTAAGTTGGTAGGAGCAGCCCATTTAACTCCAAGAGTTTGAGTTGAGTCTGCAGTAAGCACATAGTTATTTGATCCAACTGTAAGATTATCTACTGCATTATTTGCGGAACCAATAAGTAAATCACCTTTTGCATCAATGATATTAACATCTACTGGAGTAATAGCAGTAATTTGAGTTTGCAGATTGTTTAATGTATATGCAATTGATGGGTTTACAAGGTTTGCAACATTTGTATTTGTGGTGTCATATGTTGCAGATCCATAATGATATAATCTAAGTGCTACTTGAACGTCGGCATTATCAGCATATCCTGGTATTTTTGTGGAATAAATTGCTCCAATAGATTCTATTGCCATGTCATTTCACCGTATTCCTTATGTCACAACTGAAATAAATAAATGAACAGAAGTCTCTGCATCAAAGGCTCCCCATGTGCCATCATATTCTGAGGCTTGAAGGTTAATAACAAGGTCTAATCCAGATATTTCAATTGAAAAAATAGATGAGGCTAAAGGGTTTGCATTGACTATTGAGTATTGTGCACTAAAGTTTTCTGCAGTTAAACCAGTAACGTCTGTTATATCTGTGATTGGAATTAAAATTGTTCCGCTTCCAATATCAGAACTTGTTCCTGATGCAAAAGTGACTGTATGTTTTTTTGAATAAATTGAGGTAGCAATTTTTAAAACCTCAATCCAAGTTTCTCCACCAGGCTCTGAAACATACTGATATAAATATCCATACTCTGATCCCGTTGCTGAGTTAATATACAAATCACTTAATATTGGATCTAATGATCCATTTGAATTTGGATCTCCAACACCTACAAAAAACTTACTACCTCTTGTTCCAGTTGGACCAATATCAACTAATAGTTCAATGACTTCTGGTCCAGATAAAACCGTTAGTTCATCATTTGATAATACTACATCTGGCATTAAACTGCTCCAGTTATATCATCTGTTACTGAAATTGATCCAGTCAGAAGTGTAAAAATAACACCTGATCCATTATCAATTTGAAGGTCATAAACATACGTTGTCCCAGGAGAAAGTTCTCTTCCCTGTGCTCCAGTAATTGTACAGGTAATAATATTATTTGTTGCGTCAATATCAGCAGTTGCGCCAATCTGAGTTCCAGTGCTACCACGCCTATTTGCTATTGTAAAGGTTTCGCTGCCTTCATAAGCAGCAAGGTCAAAGGCTTCTCCATTTTGACTTTTTGGACGGACAATAAATTGATAAGTGTCGCCACGATAATAACTAAAACTATATGTACCTGGAAATGCCATTATTCCTCCTAAGTTTATTATACCATTAAGACACGTTTACATACATACCTTTTTGACATAAATTATTTGACTACTTTGATTGTGTTCTGTAAACCTTTGTTCCAACTTTAATTACAGGAGGTATATTTACTTGGGCTGGAGTTACTTTTATTATCATAACGTACCGCTGACATCGCCTATTACGCAAATTGTTCCAATAACGGGAGTCCACTTGCTAACTTCATCTCCACCACCACCTGAGACACCATCTCCAGGAATTGTGACCTGAAGATCAAACCTTAACTCTGCAACAACTGGTTTATATTTTCCAAGACCCCAGTTCTTTGTAATAGTGCTATTTGCAATAATATAAACAACACCGTCTCCATAAGACTCTACCTTTAGTAAATCCAGAGCATCTGATACTGGATCATAGGATGTTGCTACAAATGCCCAAGCGGTAGTCTCATATGGGGTGACTTCATCATCTTCAAAAAACTCTACCTTAAGAGTTGCCGTATCTCCACGAACAACGTTCCATTGAATATTGGCTGGTGTTGCACCAAGTTTTTCGGTTGTAGTAGTACACATAATATTAGATTATACCATAATTAAAGGCTGGACACCCTTGATGCCGTTGGATGGGGGGGGTAGCAACCAAGAGTGCCAGCACAAGAATTATAACATTAATTTATACCAGTAGATAAAGGTTTATAACAAAAAGTTATATACTCCATAACAAAAAGTTATAATCCAGGTAAGTATAAAAGAGTTATCAAATTGTTATAATCATCTATGTCCGTTTTGTAACTATAAGTCCAATATGCCAGGTATTGAATAGTGTATACTAAATATATATAAGAAAAGAGAATACTGTAGTTAAGGTTTTTAAAGATAGTTTATATATAGTAGTTATTTAGAACGAGAAACATAATCTAATAACACTTCATACATATGATCTAGTTTATCACTAGTTGCCTTACGCTTTTCTCTAGCGTTTTCTTGCTCAAGTTTAATTGATTTAATTTCATCACGCATTGAGGTTCCGCCGTTGGTTTTAGTCTCGGCACGAATATCTTCTACGGCATCGGCGATAGGTTTAACTTGAACCTTTATGTACCAGCGAATTGCACTAATTATAATTGCGCCAATTGAAAGCAAAGCAAGAATAAATTGTGCCCAATCAGTTGCTGTCATAATAACACTATTATACATTATATTTATTTAATTTTGGCGGTATACGAATCAAGCCAAAAATAGAGTACAAACCTCCCCCTGACAACATAAGAGTAATATACTCTAATAATGTCAAACACTGGACATATACTCTAGAATCTGCTATAATCATATTATGGAAATTACAACAACTAAAGATGTTCTAGTGCAAAACCTTACTAAGTTTTTTACTACTGACCTGTCCGAGAATTTGGATAAGTCTGGTTTGGACAAAGAAGAAAAAGATGCAAACATGGTTTTAGCCAGAAAGAAAATTGCTGCTGATGCAGAAAATGTTGCTTTGATGGTTTTTAAATCATTTGAGTAATTATGTCTGATGAAGATGTTAAGCCTTGGGATTTGTTTAATGGATCCCCGAGGTCGCCAGAGGAAGTTGCTCAATACCGTTTAGAAATATGCAAAGGTTGCGACTTCTTTAGACCAAGGACTCAAACCTGCAAGAAGTGTGGATGCTTTATGGCTGCTAAGTCTATGTTGTTAAATGCTAAGTGTCCTATTGGGAAATGGTAGTTTATATACCGTTGAATTTTATATATAACAAAAAGTTATAGTATAAAACCTTTTATTATGGTTTGTGATCAAATGAGGTTTGACAAGAGCATCCATTGCAACAGGTTTCTGAAAAAACCTTTATCTCCAGAGAAGATGGTTCTGTTTCAAATAGTGGATATTCGTTATCTAGGTTGTTTAGTATGGCGATGGTTTTATTCTATCATATACCGTGAAAATCTGAAAAATTTTGTATGTGAGGTTTGACAAAAATCTGAATATTTTCTATAAGTGTATGATACATATAATTCTGTAAAAAATGTATTTTAATTATAGCGCACACTACACCACCCCCAAAAGATCTTATACTGGTACGCCCTAATCTTTCCAACACTTAGGACACGTGATAGCATCATCACTAGCAAAGTTTTCACTTGACATTTTTGTATCGCATAGGCGACATGATAGTGTAATCATTTAATCGCTCTCTTTCTTAATATATTTGTAATTGCAGAAACTACAGACATAGTCACCATCATAGACATGACCGAAGGTGTCGCATGGATTCATTTAGTTATTCTCCTCTAAACTTGATTCGTAATCGTTAATGCCTACGCTATAGGCTATTGGGTCGCACTCTTTTAGTGCTCTGGAGGTATCGTATTCGTACCCTGCAATAATTACAGTTCCATAGACATCATTTAGCATTTCGTCATATGCTTGTTCTAATTCATATTGATTCATTTGATTTGTCCTCTCTTGCGTAGGATAGCCTCAACCTGCGCTAGTTGTTCAGGTGTAGATGTGCGATAGGCTTGCACACTTTCTCTAATCCAAGGGGATTGAGTCATAGCCTTTTCATGGGCTTCATGGCGAGCAATAGTTTGCTCTGTTTGTATTCTGTTTAGTGTATTCATTAGATGAGTACCTTTCTTTTTTTAGTAGTTAAACTTTAACTATCTAATACTGTAAGTATAGCACCGACCACTGACATTTTTGCCCTATTCTCGGGCGTGTCGGTAAACTATTTTTGTGATGTTTATCACATAAAATTTCCCCGGCCAATTTTGTCAAGTCAACACACCGATAAACCTCATATCGTTACGTAATCGTTATAATTCCCCATATAATGTGATGTACTTCACAGTCGCAAATGTCCGTTTTATACCGATACTAGCCAGTAGAATGTCAGACCCCCCTGCTATAATACTACTATAAAGAAAAACAAGCGGTAAAGAAATCCGCTAAAGAAAGGTCATAAAAATGACACTACAAGAATATAAAGAAATGGTAGAGGCTCAGCGTAAAGCAAGCCTAGCCGTAGCCCTATCCGTACTAAAGAAAGAGGTCAAATAATGACTATAAAAAATCTAATCCATGAGCATAATCCTATGCTCTCCGCTATCTCATCAGTAGGAGATGAGCAATTTACTTTCTGCCAAGATTGCGAGCAGAATATCTCTCGCTACTATGGCGACCACGACCCTGAGCGGTTACCTATGTGGACAGATTGGTATTTAACTAAATGAGTATTTTTAATTTTGAGTTATTCGTAACCGTTGAGGCAGATGATTTTGAGTCTGCACTTTCTTGGTTAAAAGTTTCACCCCTTGAAAATCAAATTGATTTTGAGGTTATTGACTACACAGAACTTAAAGGAGAATAAATAAATGGAAAAAGATATTTTTGGATTTGCTGAAGCAATTGAATTAGATAATCTTAGCGATAAAGATTTAAAAATTGTTGAATTAATTTTTAAAGATTTTAAATAACTAAAAAAGTTTTTTAGAGAATATCAAAACTCTAAAAAATAACCGGGCCGTTTTGTCAAATCGACACGCCGATCTTTTTAAGATTGTTACGTAATTGTTATAATTTCCCCTAGTTATCCACAGAAGTTATCCACAGTTTTGAAAGTGTGACATAAAACACACGAAAAATCGTCTCACTATTTGGATTTACTGGCTAGTAATGTCATAAATGTCAGACCCCCCTGCTATAATTGCAGTATAAAGAAAATCAGGTACAGAAATCCTGAATTGAAAGGTAGGTCACTAAATGACTACAATAAGTAAAACAACAGTATGCGTAGAGCATAACCCTAAATATTCTGCTATCTCAGAAGTATCAGATACACAATACACTTTCTGCCAAAATTGTGAAAACAATATAGACCGATTTTGGTTAGACTTTGGCTTAGAGCGTATGCCTCAATGGTCAGAGTGGGCGGTGACTAA